ACGAGATAGCGTAGCGTCTCGTGGGCTCGGAGATGTGTATAAGAGACAGGTCATTAGAAATCCCCTTCTATATTGGTGCTATCACATTGGTTGCACTCAGGTAACCACTTCCCGTCCGTCCACCAATCAGCTCTTTCCCTATCCCCTGCTTCTTGGTTAATGATTTTGGCGCCTTGATAAGTAACTACCTCACACTGAATATAGGTAAGTAAAAAATCTTTATCATTATCGCAATCTTTACACTTTGGCATTTATATCCCCTTCCGACTATGTGAGATTTTCCCACTAGCAGATTATAGGCAGATAAGTCGGGGAAAGTAAACGCCATTTAGACGTGTTCAATAGTGATATGTCTACAATTAGGAGAGGGTAAAGGTCTGCCCGCTAGGGTTAGAAGGTTAGAGCTGGTTAGGGGTTGAGAATCGCGGGGGGATAGTCCCCCGTGCATAACCGCTTAACCTCTCCACTACCCCGCTTAACACCGTAATAGCTACCGATTACCCCGCCAGACCGCTAATAATTGCGGGCCTTATACCGTAATTTAATTAGGCCCTATCGCTAGCGGGGCCAGCGTTACGGTTACACGGTAAGAATACTTCTCCGGCTAGGGGTTGCCGATCAGACTTTCAACCCCAGGGGTTTTAATAAACAGGCGTGGTGGGGCGCACTATCCCCCCAAATATTTTTTCTAAATATAGGCTCCCCCGTCCACAATATGAGACAAATACCGTCTCAATATGTGAGATTACAACATACTGTGACTAAAATCTTTTACGCTAAAGTAAGTATAAAATACTGGTTATATGCCGTGTGACTAACATCACACACCCAAAAGCGGGATAAACACCAAAAGGAACGCCTTAGTATATATAGGGGTTAAAATAAATACGGTTCTCCCGTTCGGCTCACGGCATAGTGAGCCTCAAGCGAACGATGCAGTTGAGACGAACGGTATGGTTACAAGCAAGGCTTTAGGCCTTGCGTAGTTAAATGGTTGGGGCGGCTATAGTGATAGCCCCTAACAAACAAGATTTAGTTTTTTTGATGGCGCTAAGAGCGCCCCCTAATTAACTTCCAATTGCGACCATAGGGTCGCCCCTAATGAAAAGATTTAAACCCAATGGCAAATGAAAGCTGGAAAACCAAACTAGCGCCAGGTGCCAAAATGTCAGCCCCAGATGCCAAGGCTCGGATTCTCGCCCTAATTGAAGATGGGGTGACAGTTGAGGATGCCTGTCGCGCTGCCGGCAAGTCTGTCAAGTCTTATGAGTATTACCGCGCCTCTGACCCGCAATTCAAAGAAGCGATTGACCTTCTGCGAGTTTTGCAAAAACGAGGGGGGCGGATCGACGATGCTGATAAAAGCATCTCGTTTGAAGACTTCCGATCAAGATTCCTCAATAGCAAGACCTTTGACCATCAGCGCAATATAACCTCGCTACTTGAAGAAGGCGAACCTGCTTGGCTTCATGGCAACATGAAGTACGAAAAAGGTTTCAAGAATTACATCCTAGTCAACATGCCCCCAGAGCATGCCAAGTCTATGACAGTCTCAATTGACTACGTGACCTATCGGATTGTTACAAATCCCAACGTCCGTATCAAGCTAGTCTCCAAAACTCAGGCAATGGCTAAAGAATTCCTCTACGCCATCAAGCAAAGACTTACCTCGCCCCAATGGGCAGAACTACAAAGGCGCTACGCCCCAGCTGAAGGATTTAAGGCTACAGCCGATAAGTGGACCGCAGACAGCATTTACCTTGAGCGCGACTCAGGTGAAAAGGATCCTACCGTTCAAGCTCTTGGTATTGGCGGTCAGATCTACGGCGCACGTGCTGACCTTATCATCCTTGACGACTGCGTAACACTAGCCAACGCTGGTGAGTACGAAAAGCAATTACGCTGGATCCAACAGGAAGTTCTTACCCGCGTTGGCCCAACAGGAAAGATCCTAGTTGTGGGTACTCGCGTAGATCCAATGGATCTTTACCGCGAGATGCGTAATCCTGAGCGCTACCCAGATAACGCTAGTCCTTGGACTTACTTGGCTATGCCAGCCGTTTTAGAATTTAAAGATGACCCAAAAGATTGGGTTACTCTCTGGCCTATGTCAGATCGCCCATGGGATGCTGACGATACTGCACCAGATGAGAATGGCTTATACCCACGTTGGTCAGGTGAGCATCTACGCAAGCGTCGCGGTCTTATTGACCCAAAGACTTGGGCAATGGTTTACCAACAGCAAGATGTTGAGTCAACAGCGATCTTTGCTCCCGACTGTGTACGCGGATCTGTTTCAGGTATGCGTTCAATTGGGCCATTGATTCCTGGCGCACCAGGACATCCTGCTTCATTGAACGATCAATACATTGTCTGCTCAATGGACCCGGCTATGTCTGGCGATACGTTCTCAGTTGTACTCGCTGGCGACAGGACTACAGGCAAGCGGTACTTGCTAGAGGCATCACGTATGCCCGCACCTACCCCGCAGCAGATCAGAGATTTAATTAAGACATGGACGGATAAATACCGCCCAAAGGTTTGGGTAATTGAAAAGAACGCATTTCAGTTATTCTTAACCCAAGACGAAGAAATTAACCGCCACCTCGCCTCTAGAGGTATCAGGCTAGTGCAACACTATACTGGCGCAAATAAGATGGATGCTGAATTCGGTGTGGCATCTATGGCGGGACTGTTCGGCTCTGTTGACAACCAAGGCAAACATATGAAGAACAACCTACTGGAACTGCCAAGAGCCGACAACGAACATATCAAGTCACTGATTGAGCAATTGATTACTTGGTCAGCAGGAACGAAGAATAAACAGGACGGGCCTATGGCCCTCTGGTTTGCAGAAACGCAATTGCGTGACTACATCAATCAAGCAGGTGCATATGGTGGTACCTTTGTTAAAAACCCATTCGCTACGCGTAACCAATTGGCACAACGCAAAGTAGTGAATTTGGAAGAATACCAACAACTTCAAGAAAAACTAGCAGCCAACGGGGGAACATTCTATGGCAACAGATATTGACGTACTTGCGGTAAAGGTACGCAAGTTACGCGATCATTACCATACTCGTGATTCTCGCTGGGCAGATCTTATGTCAATCCGCCAAGGCAATATTCAACAAGTATTTCCTGGCATGTTCCCTGATGAATTCCCTAAGCCTATGGTGGCTAACTTCATTGACGTTGCTGCCCGTGACGTATCTGAAGTAATCGCGCCACTTCCTACATTTTCCTGCATGACAACTAATAGCACCTCAGATCGTGCTAGAAAACGCTCTGATATCCGCACCATGATTGCTGCTGGATACCGCGACACATGTAATTTGCAGACTTTGATGTACTCAGGCGCAGACCGATACATTACCTTTGGCATGTTGGCTTTCATCATTGAACCTGATTATGAAAACAATCGTCCAATGATCCGTATTGATAGCCCAATTGGATGCTATCCAGAATACGATAGATTTAATAAATTAATCTCTTACACCAAGCGCTACCAAAAGACAGTGCGCGAACTTTGTAACGATTTTCCAGAACTAGAACCACAGATCCGCGGGCCTTATGAGAACCGCAATTCTGAGCGCATGCTTGAAGTATTCCGTTATCAAGACAAAGATGAGTTAGTTTTATTTGTACCAGAGCGTAAAAACCTTATCCTTGAACGCGCTAAGAATACCCTTGGCGAACTGCCAGTTGTTATTGCTGTACGCCCTGGCGTTGACTCTGATGAGCATCAACGCGGTCAGTTTGACGACATCATGTGGGTACAAGTTGCCCGCGCTAGATTTGCTACTCTGCAATTAGAAGCAGCACAGAAGTCGGTACAAGCACCATTTGCTCTACCAGCAGATGTTAATGTACTTGAAATTGGACCAGATGCAACGATCCGTTCTGCTAACCCAGAGAAGATCCGTCGTGTTGGTCTAGATATTCCTAATGGAATCTTCCAAGAAACACAGCAATTAGATGCTGAACTACGTACTGGCTCACGTTACCCTGAAGGTCGTCTAGGACAACAATCAGGATCTATTGTAACTGGTCGTGGTGTACAAGCCCTAATGGGTGGTTTTGATACCCAAGTCAAGACTGCTCAAGCAGTTCTTGCTGAAACCTTCCGTCATGTGATGCGTATCTGCTTTATGATGGATGAAAAGATGTTTGGTGATGTTGAGAAGGAAGTTCGCGGTGTTAACGCTGGCGCTCCTTACGAAATTACCTACAAGCCAAAGGATGCAATCCAAGGCGATTATTGGTGCGATGTAACTTACGGCTTAATGGCTGGACTAGATCCAAACCGCGCTTTAGTATTCGGATTACAGGCACGTGGTGATAAACTTATCTCACGTGATTTCTTACGCCGTCAAATGCCATGGGAACTAAACGTAACCATGGAAGAAGAAAAAGTTGAAATTGAAGAATTGCGCGATGCGTTAATTCAAGCAGTATCAGGTTATGCTCAAGCGTTACCTGCTATGGCTGCACAGGGGCAAGACCCTTCTAAGATTCTTACTGCAATGGCCCAAGTAATTGATGGTCGTGCTAAAGGTAGAGCAATTGAAGAAGTAGTTGCTGAGGCTTTCATGCCACAACAACAGCAAGTTTCCCCTGAAGTTGCAGCCGCAGGTGAGGCACAAGCCCCTGGTCAGGCTCCTTCAGGGGAGCCTACTCAACCAGGACAACCTGGTCAAGAAGGACAACTCCCACCAGGATTGTCTGCAACTGGACGTATGCAAGGCGTTGCTCCAGGACAAGCAGGCATGGCACCTGGCGGCAGACCTGCATTGGAAACACTACTCGCAGGACTTTCATCTTCTGGTGCGCCAAACCTATCGGCAGGCGTTATCAGAAGGCAGCCAGTATAAAACGCGTTTGGCTGTCTAATTCAATCCTATAGGAGATAAACAAATGGCAACAATGAAGTCATCATTGACTACAAAGGTTCCTGCACCAAAGAACCAAGGTGGACATGGATCCTCACAAGCAACAACACAAAAGACTGGTATTCAATCAAAGGCTGGCGCTTCAAAGTCAAAGCCTTCAACAAGTCTTTATTCAAAGCAACCTTCTGGCACAAAAGGCACTGGAACAACTGCCGGAAAGCCAATGAAGTAAATAAATGAATTTGGATGGACAGGGCAATATACCTACTCGGATTACCAAGTGGGATGTGTTTGCCCTGTTCTCTAATACCGCATCAGATATTGCGGATGTAGCATCTAACTTCTTTCAGATTTTAACTGAGATGTTAGCGACCCAAGCGAGCTTCGTGGAAGATGAAAAATCATTTCACGAATATGCAGCCCGAACCATTGAAACACTACAAGAGGGAGAATAATCATGCCACAGGCAGATAAGCCAGCAATGATAGCAACTCCAACAAGAAATAGAACTGATGGCGGTGCTGGTTCAAAGCAATCAATCGCATACATATCTGGTATGCCAAACTATGGTGATGGTCAAGATCTAACCAATCTTCAAGGATCAGCGCCTATGGCAGCAACACCAGATGTTAAACCAATGTCTACAGCTGATATAGCACAAGCGGCACAGCAAGGACAACAACCTGCTCAACAAGGCCCAGTTGATATTTCTACACTTCCAAAGTTGACGGATCCATCTCAGCGCCCATGGGAGCATGTAACAACTCCACACCCAGTTCAACAAACTGGTGACATACAAGGGCAATATCAAACTGCTTATAGCCTATTTCAATCTATGGCTACTGCACCAAACGCTTCTCCAACAATGAAGTATTTAGCGCAGAGAATAGGACAGGCATTTTAACTTGGCTGGCATTGACTGGACAAACTGGGTAACACCTACGCTTGCCGCCAATCCTGGCGCAGCGATAGATGTTGCTAATTCAACTAATCCCGCAGTTACTTCGCAGGTAGTTTCGCATGCCGTAAATACTATCGGCGCACAAGACGGCATTGCTGAGCAAGCAGCCGCAAATGGTACACAAAGTTTTTGGGGTAGATTAGGTAACGGTCTATCTACCGCCATGTCATGGGCCGCTAAGCCTTTGCAAGAGATTCAAAAAGATTATAAGTTTATTCATTCTGTATACACAAACAATGGTTTTTTGCCAGGCTTTGCAGCTACCCTTGGTGTTATCGGTGGCGGTGTGGCTGGCTCACTACTTGGCCCAGCGGGTACAGCAATTGGTGCTGATCTTGCTGCCGCTGGCGAGCGCAAGTTAGCAAATCTTTTTCCTGGATTTAAGAAGTCAGTACAAAACTCTGAAGATCCAAACTATAAGATTTCAGCAGGACGCGATTTTACTAACGTATTAGGTTCAGCCTTAGATACAGTTGGATTAAAAGCCGCAGGAGATGCTTTCAAAGCTACCGATAAAGGTTTATTTGGATCTATTGGTTCATTTGTATCTGGCGTAACTGACGCTGGCTTTGACGTAGAAACAGACCCAATTAACATTATTGGTCGCTTTGGTCAAGCCATGCGTGGCGGTAAGTTGTTATCACTAGATGCCGCTGGTCAAACTCAACTCAAGTATCCTTTAATGAAAGCCATTCCTGGCGTTAAAGATTTTCTTCAAGCCCAATCAGGTGTTGCTTTAACATCAGATCAAATTGACGCAGTGCGTCAAGGTTCAGGTATCTTTAATTCAACATCTCGTAATTACAACCGTGCTATCCAAGATATAGCAGACACTGTAAAAGATGCTAAGAGTAGCGCAGAAGCATCTGGCATTATCAATGCTAAATATCCTCAATTGGGTACAGTTGCCGCAGGTCGCCTTGGATCTATGGATAATGTAGATGAAGTTCACCAATTTTTCAAGACTGGTCTTTACTTTGATGAGATGAGTGGCAACCTTGCTGGTCATGCCATACTGCCACAACGCACACTACTTCGTGCTAAGTTTACTGAGCCACTACAAGATCAACTAAAGGTTAATAAACTAACCTCTGGCGTATACAAAACTTTCTCAGGTTATATGCCATATAGCGTTGACGCTCAAACAGGCAAACTATCTTTAACTCAATTTCGTTGGAACGCACCAGATGCAGCAACTACTATTTACCGTATTGCTCGTTTTGGTATGGGTGATTCAGCAGCCAAAGAAATGGCTGGAAAATATGCTGAGGCAGTAGCAATTAATGATATTAATACTGCTCGTATTATTAAAAATCAAACTTATTTTGAGTCATTAAAAGCCATGGGATTGCCAGAAGATAGCGCAATTGTTAAAAAGGCTTTTGATGAAACTAATAGTGTTGACCATCCTTTAGTCGGTACTCAGATCTACGGATCTAAGCCTGTTGGTGAACCAATAGGTGAATATGTAACCAAGACTGGCGATACCAAGGTTGATGGTATCAACCCTCATCATGCCAACGACATGTTCAACATTCCTGATTTTTATGCCATGAAACGCGCTGTACGCGACCTTGGTAAAGTCAGTAAAGTCATGGGTAAGACTGATGATTTTATTGCTGACAAATACACTAATACAATTTTTAAGCCATTGGCTCTTGCAACAGCAGGATTTGGTCTACGTGTAGCAGCAGCAGAAATAATCCCTACGTTTGCTCGCTATGGAATTGTTAATACTTTTAAGGCTAAGTTAGCCGCATCTGCTGCTAAAGCAGATTATGATCTTACTTCAGGTGAAGCAAAACATATTTTTCCAGCAGTGCTTACATCCCTTGGAATTTCTAAGGGTATTAGCAAGGCTTGGGATAAAACCGGCTTCCCAACCTTTCAAGAGGCTAAGGCTCGCGGTCTAAAGTTTGCTGCAAAGATGACTGCATCTGAGCAAATGGATCTTGCTCAACAATTGATTATGGCTCACAAGGGCCATATCCTTTCAGAAACAGTTTCACCAGGACATGGTAGCGATGCAACCACTGCTTATCAATCTACCCAAGCAGCTCATTATTACTATCAAATTCAAAAAAACGGCCCAATGTTCCGAGATCTTCCTGAGTACACAACTTACTCAGTAGATAGCCCACACTTTGTACCACGATATGCAACTAACCTTCTTCGTGCTTCACAAGAAAATGTTAACCAAAACATTGCTTCAGATTTTGTAAAAGCAGTTGGCGGTAAAGGTAAACTGCAAATTGAAGATCATATTGATTACATGGCTCAACACCAAGAGTATCAAGCCTTGCGTGAGGATTTAATCAATAAAGAACATAACCGTATTTTGGCTACCCTTGCTGGTAATTACAAGCCATATAATGCTGAGTCAAAAGTTCTTGCTCGTTGGCAAAATCAAGACCCACGTGCTTTTGCAGCAGATCGTGTTGATAATGCACTAGGCATGATGATCGGTAAAGACGGCACAGTATTAAAGAACATAGCAAAAAACCTATCCAATGGCGATCCTACGGATCTAAATGAGATAGCAGCAATGGCTCAAAAGATGCCTAAGTCTATGCCAGCAGCCGTATCAGGTCCAATGCTTGAACCTTATGTTGGTAGCAAGAACTGGATTACAAAGATCGCTAACCTTGGATTTAAAAAAGTTATGGATCCAATTGTAAGTAATCTTTCACGTGAACCTTTATATTTAATGCACGTTGCTGACGCTTACGCTAAATATGTTCCAATGATTGAAAATGGAACTATGGAAGCAAATCAAGCTCTACGCTTTGCTGAAACTCAAGCAACATATGGCATGCTTCCACAGATCCACAATACGGCTTTGCGTAATCAATTTGCCCAAATATCCCGTAACTTCTTGCCTTTTTACTTTGCTCAAGAGCAGGCTTTGAAACGTGCTTTCCGCACACTTAAAGATACAAGCATTATGTCTCCTGCCTTCTCAAGAGGTTTGCGCTTTTACCAATTAGCAGAACATGCCTTATCTGATCCTACTTTTATGGAAACAGATGACCAAGGTAATAAGTATATTTACATACCTGGTGCTGGTGCTTTTGGTGAAGCAGTCCAAGGTGCATTGAACGCATTTGGTGTACCAATGGTATCTGGTCTACCACTTACCGTTAAGGGAAGCATGACTTCTTTGAAGTCTGTATTGCCTGAACTTCAAACACCTGGCGTATCGCCATTTTTGGCAGCAAGCGGTAACATACTTTCAGACTTCTTCCCAGCGCTAAATCCTTTGGTTAAAGGTACTATTGGGGATATATCATTCAAGCGTGGAATACTAGATTCCGTAATTCCTGCTGCATGGTTTAAGAGCGCAGTTGATGCTGCCGGTATTAACGGTGTTGATTTTGGCAATCAATTCAATAATGCCCTTGCTGGCGCTTTAGCATCTGCTTATTATCATGGCCAAGTGCCACCTCAAAATGCAGATAAATGGCAGTTACAAAGTTATGTTGACCGTATCAAGGATAACGCTAGAAGTATCTTGATTGTTAAATCAATCCTTGGTTTACTATCACCATTAGCCCCACAAGTATCTCAAGAAGATGCTGGGTTACGTGATGAATTCTGGAAGTTAGTAAAGCAAAAGGGTAACTACAACGATGCCCTAATGACCTTCCTTGGTGAGCATGGATCTAGTTCAGTTTCCTATACCGTAAGCAAGACCGAGAATATGATTCCAGGGGCTAAGTACCCTTATGTTCAAGGAACTGTAGACTTTATCAAGAATAACCCACAATGGTTTAGTGATAAATCAAACACTGCCTCTGGCGCATTTTTCTTGATTCCTCAAGATCCAAAAGCGATAAATGATAAGACCGTTTACAACGAACTTCTAAACATGGGTCTTCGTTCTGCTCGCGCACCAAAAGATCTTTTGCAACAATTTTACATTGCCGAAGGCGATGCTTTAATTGCTGGCGATAAAGCGACTCATACCAAGATTATTGCTCAAGCAAAGGCTAACTATGACACCTTTAGTGAGAAGCAAGAAAATGATCGTTGGTCTACTGTTATGGCCAAGATGAAGAATCTTCATCCAATATGGTATGATTCTTACACAAATCAAAACGGTAAAAATGATGCTCTTAACTCATACAACCAATTGCAACAAATTTTTAATTCCCCAAATGCACCAACCCATGAGCAAGCAAACCTTGTTAAAGGTTTGATGAACGACTACTCAGTGCATGCACAGCGCTTGAATGAATACAAGATGATGAACATTCAAGGACCTGTTGTAAACGAAGAAAATCAAAACTGGCAAAATCACCTTGATGCTGTTGCTCTAAACGAACCACGTTTGGCAGCAGTTGTCCAAAGCGTATTCTCAAAGTTAGGTTAATAAATGGCGACTCCAACACCAGTAAGTTCCATTGCCAATCCGGCAGATGGCACAATACATGTAACCTATAGCGATAATTCAGTTCAAACATTTTCAGCTGCACAAGCGCAACAATTAAAGTTATTACCACAAGACCTTAAGCCAACTGCTACTACTGCTGGTGGTTTTGGTATTGCTGGTGGATATAATGGCAACGTTCCTGCTGCAGCATTTGGTGGTGCATCTGCCGCTGGAACTGGATCAACGATTTACGATCCTAACTCTGGAACATCCGTAAGCGCAACTGGTGCTATCCCACGTAAAATTAATGGCAAAGTAGTTCCAACATCAATTGGTGATCTACTTTCAGAATCCCGTATACCCACAAACCTTTCCCAAATTCGTAAGTCTTTGGTTAATTCTGCTCTCATAAGCAAGAGCGAGAAGAATCCAACTCGTATTCAAAATGCTTGGATTCAAGTATTGCTTGGCGCACAACAAAGCCAGATGGATCCAAATGATTATCTATCTAGCCTAAAAGCCCAAGGCTTTGGACAAAATGCTCCACAAGTTCAAACCCGTACTACGGATTATAGCAAAGTAGCAGACGGATATTTTTATCAAACCTTTAATAAAGTATTTGGTCGTATGCCAACCGCTATGGACATGGCATCACCTTACAAAGATGCAAAGGGTAATACTCTTACTTGGCAACAAGCCCTTGTTGCTGAGGCTAAGAAGCCAGCAAATCAAGAATCAGTTACAACTGTAACTAACCCAGATGGATCAGTAAGTAGCCAAACATCTACCCCAGGATTTGATCCAAATGTATGGTTGCAACAGCAACTTACTAATTCATACGCGGATGCTATCAAGGCTGGTAAGACTACAGCCCAACAATCTGAAATTGACAAGTATAACCAATTGGCTGCTAAGTATGGCGTTAATACTATTGACCCAGATACAAAACAACTAGATGTTAATACTCGCTTGGATTTGGCAAACCTTGAAAAAGGTACGCTAACTTTTGATAACATTGAAAACAATTTCAAGAACATGGCATTGGCAAAGTATGGCTATCTAAAGCCACAACTTGATGCTGGACTTTCGCCTATGGATGTGGCTAAACCTGCTATAGATACTGTTGCAAAATTACTTGAAAAGAATCCTGCCATGGTTACTCTTGATGATCCATATGTTCAAAAGTACCTCAAGGGTGATGGAAAGACAACAATGAGCCAAGGCGAATTGGAGTCAACAGTTAAGCAAGATCCATCTTGGAAATATACTCAAAATGCTCATGCTCAA